TAAATTTAGATAGAGAGACACAGAACCAAGAATCGCTAATAACATGCTTATGCTTGAACTAATTAATGAAACATTTTGTTGTTCTACAAATTCGCTTACCCCTACGCTAATAAAAGAATTAAATATACTTAATATTATTGACGGCACAGAAAACATCGTTGATAGTTTATTATAATAAAAAAAAGATATGCTGTGTTGATTAGAGAGATAAACTGATTTTTTGCGTAATAGTTGTAAGAACTCGACTAAATCGTCGTCCCATTCCATTATATATAATATAATAATATATATAATGAATAAGGTTAAAAAAAATGTAATGATTCCTTTGAGTGATGGAATGGTTCGTCAGTGTTTAGGATTGAATACAAAAATTATTAAGTATAGTGAATTGAAACAATATAATACTATGAGTGATATTATCCCAAATGTAAATGATTTTTTTATATGCTTACTTGAAGAAAATTTAAATAGCGGACACTGGACTTGTTGTATGAATTTAAAAGAAGGTTATTATTATTTTAACTCATACGGAAAGAAGTACGATGCTGATATATCAGTAATCCCAATGTGTATACGAAAGATTTTAAATGAATCGAAACCTGAATTTAAGAGATTATTGGGTGATTTAGATATGGATTATAATAAAACTAATTTTCAAGGTAGTAAATCCCAAGTATGCGGTCGTTATTGTTGTCTCGTCATTACCTATTGCTGTATGATGGGATATAGTGCAAGTGATTTTAATGAATTTTTAGTGGATAAAAAGAAAGAATTAAAAATGAAAAGTTATGATGAGGTAGTAGCTAAACTTTGCCCTATTTAATAAGTAATTACAATATACCAACAAAAGAATCTAACACGATATACTACCATATAATATATCGTTTTATTTAATGTTTTAATAATATTTCATTGTATTTTGGAGATAAAAATTTATAATTAGCACAGTTGCACCTTCTACAACTTATAACGCAGTTCTCGTTTGTATGTCCTATCAAATTATTTACTCTATCAATAGTCGCAAAATTAGGCAAATAACTTCCTACATATTGGAGGTCAATATCACAATAGACACAATTAGGATTATCTACTACTTTATTTAATACGATTGTAAATGATAAATCACATTTTCTATTATGTTTTTTATCTGCTATTCTTGATCCGTGTATCATACTTGTAGTTCGTCTTATAATCGGATCATTACAAGTTGTGCAGTCATGTTCTCGAACACCACAAGGGCAATAATCCTTCGATTTCCTTAATGTAGAGCAATCTTTACAGGTATTTGTAATTTTAGATTTACCACGCAATACAAAGTCAGTCTCATTTTTAGTTTGTGAACACATACGACATTTTCTTAAAGTTTCCATATATATTACTAAATTATTTTATATTCCTGTTAATTACGGAGAATAATGAAAACATTAATTTAGACTTATGAAATCATTTATTCACTTTCTACTTTTATACTTCTATTAACTTTTTAAGAAATATATATTTTACTTTTTACTTTTTATTTGGAGAATAGGAATATAGAAAATGAATAAATGATTTCATAAGTCTAATTAAATGATTTCATTAATATTTATTTAAATATGATTTAGAGGTTTTTATTTTATTTTTGTAATATATATGGATAAAATGTGTAAAATAAACTCATTGTATCATTCTTTATTATATGTAGAAACTCAAATTAATTTAATTGATATTAAAGATATAGAAAAACGATTAGACCAAATTGAGATTAAAGATAAAGAAACTTATAATAATTTTATTACTAATTTTGAAGATATAAAAATTAAATATAATAAACTAATGAATGATTTAATGAATGAATTAATTAAATAATATATAGAATACCACTTTTACTTTTTAGAAAATATTTCCATTTACCTTTTTTTATAATAATTGATTTAATTATAATTTTAATATTTATAATTAAATAAATAAATCATATATATATTTCTATGTCTTATTATTCTACTCATCGTAGTTGGTTTAAAGAATATTACCAAGTATATTATTTGAATCATAGGCAAGAGCAAATAGATAAGGCGACAGATTGGATAAAGGCAAGCGAAGAACACCGTACAAGACATCGAATCGCTTGTCGTAAGTATTTAAATGCTAATAAAAAAAAAGTATATTTTAATCGACGTATAAAATTATTACATAAAATATTAATGAAGGAGTTAATAGATTATCATATTTTTAATAGATAATTCTTTTTTTTTTTAAAATTGATTTAAATTGATTTAAAAAAAATATATATATTATATAACGAAATGAATGACATTCCTACTACAAAGTATATAAGAAAAAATCCAAATTATTTAAAAGAATGGTATTTAACTAATAAAGAAAAGCATTTACTAAATTTATTAACACCTATAACCTGTTCGTGTGGTATCACTTGTGGAAAAATTAATCTAAAACGTCATCAAAAGACAAAACTTCATTTAAAAAAACTGTCTAAACTTTAGAAGTTTAAATCAATTAATTAAAATTGATTTAAACAAAATAAAATATAATACTATATAAATGGAAATTATTAAAAGCCTCGTTCAAAACAAATACTCATTATTTAATGTTGGCTATGATAAAATACCAGTCGATAAGAATGGTAATAAACTTACAAAATGGAATAATTTATCATATAATGAACTTAAACAAACTCATAATTACAATTCTTTACTTTGGGGCATGAAGATGGGACTACACGAAAATAATGAATATATTTTATCACTTGATTTTGATTGTTGTGGAGTTAAAAATTCTAATGGTGACCGTATTGGTTGCATACCTACATCACAAAAATTAAAAAATATGTTAGATAATATTGATATTTTAGATGGTTTTTATTTATCTTCAACCAAAGGAAACGCAAATATACTTATTAATTATACAAACTGTAATGAACTTATTGAAATTATTACAAAAATAGGTTCTAATAAAATTAATTATGACGGTTTAGAAATATTATTAGGAGGAAATCAAGTTATACCACCAAGTAAGACAAAATGTAAAATTACAAATCAGTTCGATACTGCACGACATTTCCAAACAATTAATCCATTTTATAAATTAAATGAAAATAGTTTTATGTATAGTTTTGTATATGAATTATTAATAAATAAATTACCAAAAATCAATGTTTCTATTAAAAATATTACTATTAAAAATAATGAATCTTCACCTGAATATACACCAAAAACTGATAAATATATTGATTTATTATTCAATATTATAAAAAATGAAAATATTAATTGGAATGTATGGTTTCAAATCGCAGGTATTTTAAAATATAATGGTTATGATAAGCAAATATTTATTAATTATAGTAATTTACAAGAAATTAATAATAAAGCAAATCAAATGTGGGATACTATTAAAATTAATACGCCTATGTCTATTTATGGACTTCAAACAATAGCAAAAAAAATAAATCCATATGGTTATAAAGAATGGTTAATAAATTATAAAGAATATTTACCACTATCTATTTTAAACAAGGGAGAAAACGATGTAGCCAAATATATTGCATCTCAATTAAAGGGAACAATTATTTATTCAAATGATTGGTTTATATGTGATAATAATTTATGGAGAACAACCAAAGCTCCTCATTCAAAAATAATAAATCATATTCAATATTTAATAGATATTAGTAAGGAAACTTTACTATTTTATAAAAGTTCTAATACTGGTAATAGCGATATTAAAAAAAAATGCGAAGATCAAGAAAAAGAATATAATGCACACTATGTGTCTGTTAACCGCAATGGGTTTTCAAGTCAAATAATAAAATATTTACAAGAATATTTATATATCAAAGATTTTTATAATATGTTAGATAATCATATTTATAAGATTGCATATAAAAATGGTATTTTAGATTTAACTACATTAATTTTTCGTTATGGTATTTATGCAGAAGATTATTTAACATCTACACTTAATTTTGACTATGAAATACCTAATCAAACTGAAATAGATTGGGTTAATTTTGAACTTAAAAAAATATGTAATTTTAATGATTGTCATTTAGCATATTATAAAAGTGTATTGGGTTATGCTCTTACTGGTGATAGTTCTAAAATACAAGAGTTTTTTTATTTATGTGGACAAACCGCATCAAATGGTAAATCTACTATTTTGGAAGCATTACAAGAAATATTACCTTTATACGTGGATAAAGCCCCATCGAATGCGTTAGATGAAAATAATACAAAATTACATAAAGTTATTGGGACTTGGAAGAACAAACGAATATTATGGACGAATGAATTGAGTGAAAAAAAGAAAGATCCAAATTTAATTAAATGTATTGGTGATGGTACTTCTTTATCATACGAAAAATTATATGATACAAATAAAATTATGAATATATTATTTAAACTATTTATGGTTAGTAATTTTACACTCGATATAAAAATGGATAATGGAATCAAACGACGATTAAGACATATGCAAATGGATAGTGAGTTTATTGATACTAATGAAAATAATTTTGATAAAAAAATATTTATTAAGGATAAAACATTTTTAAATAAAATTACGACTCAATACAAACACGCTTTACTTCATGTTTTATTTTTAGAAAGTAAGCGTTTTTTTGAGACTAATACTTTATGTGATTTTCCTATTGAGTGGAAGATTGAGACTGAAAATGTAGTCAATACTAATGATACTTTTAAAGATTTTTGGGAAGACCATTTTGAAGTAGGCAAGGATTTTTATTGTTATAAAGATGAATTTAAAGAAATCATTGATAGTTATGATGGTAAAATTAAAATTAAAGATGAATTAAAACGCTTAAAGATTGATGCGGTATATGATAAAACAAAAATGATTAACAAACAAAGAGGCTTTTGGTTGGGGATTAAAAGTAGAGAATAGCCATTACACCTTTATTACACTATTACACCCATTACACCTCTTTTTCAAGAGTATTTTAGGTTTTGAGTTTTAATACTATTTTTAGTTTTTAAAAGGTAAAAAAGGTGTAATTGGTGTAATTGTTATTGTTTCAGTAAGAAAAGTTAAAAAAAAAAGGTGTAATCGCATCACAAAAAGGTGTAATGAAGGTGTAATGAAGGTGTAATGAGGTGTAATCATATTCTATAAAATTGAATAAAGAAATATAATCATATTATATAATGGCTAAAATGGCTTCATTAACTAATTATGAATCTATTTATAAAAATGTATATTGGGGAACTTTTATAGCATCAAGAAACAAAGATATAACAATACCATCTATAATTCACGCTCGAAATTGGTTTATTCTTAAATATAAAATAGTTAAGAATAAAGATTGTCTACAAAAATACAGAGAATTACGGCGAGATTTAGATTTAGATCATACAGAATATTATGAAGATATACACGGACGATTTATTTATATATACAGCATGCATCGTTCATATCCACAAGTAGATGGATTTACTACTATTTATAGTATGTATGCACAAGACCAAAAAACAGGTATAAAAATATTTGAAACTACAAAATCAAAAAAGAAATTATATAAAAAAATAATGAAACAAATACCTGATGATATTGTAAATATAATTAATTCTTATCTTTCAAAAAAAGAAAAAATTGTTTAATATCATATTAATAAATAAATATCCAGTCTTTCATCTATATAAAAAATATAAAAAAACACGAAAATTTAAAGTTAGTGTAAATTAATCTAATTCAAATCCCCTGACACCTCAAAAAATGACTTTTTTTTGATAATTATATATGTATAATATATAATGATTAAAACAGGCAAAAAACAATATCTAAATCTATTTAAGAATGTATTACTTACAGGAGGAGACATAACCGCAAAACAGGAAGAATTACACGCAGCATATGATAGTTTATCAAGAGAAGAAATGATGAATTTATTATTACAAAAAGACAAAACAATAAAAGAAAATGATTCACTAATAGAGCATTATGAAAGCGAAGAAAGACCAAAAAGACAAAGAGTTCTCAAAGATATTGAGATGTATGATATATTTAACTTTCATAAATTTTTTAGAACAGAAGATGGAAAGATTTTATCATCTACGCCGGAATTATACCAGTATACGCCAAATTTATCAGCCTTTGATAAAAATTTAAAAGTAAATAAAAAATATTTCAGGGATTATCAAAAGAAATTTATAGAAGATTGGACGGTTAGTGCACAAGAATTAGTAATATTATATTATGGCGTTGGTTCAGGTAAGACAATGATTGCGGTAAATTGTGCAGAACAATTCACAGAAATAACACCAAACTCTCATGTGTATTTTATAGTTCCGGCATCCTTAATTTTGGGAACTATAAAAGAGATGTATGATAGAGGCATCGATGCTAAAAGAAAAGACGAAAAAGGAGACTTTATTTATTATTTTATTAGTTATCAACAAATGCTCGGTTCTAATGTAGATTTTAAAGATAATTCATTATTAATTATTGACGAAGCGCATAATTTAAGAAATTTTGGTTCAAAAGAACTTGTCGAAAAAAAGAGCGCACGAAAATATGTAAAAACCGGTAATTATTCATTAGTAGGTAACAAATTGGCGGAGTTATTATTAACAGCAGAAAATAAATTTTTAAGAACTATTATGATGACCGGAACACTATTAGTAAATTCGCCGGCGGATTTAGAAGCATTAATGAGTATAGGTTATAAGAAACAACCATTACTCAAATTAGATGAAGCCAAATACGAAATATTAATAAACTCACCAAATGAATTTAAGATATATTATGAAGGTTTAATATCATTTTATAGAATACCGCAAAATTACCCAACCATGCCTA